AATTTAAAACTATGCTTTTCCCAATCGTTCTTAGCGATTTCCCTTTTAAGGACTTCGGCAAATCGTCCAGCCCCCATATCTTGACCAATAACCTCATGGAATACCGTCCACCTTCCACCAAAACCTTGCTGAGTAAACACTGCGCTGGGTGTTCTGCCAAAATCGATACCAACTATTATCTCTACACCATCAATAGGCTCAATAGGGGACTTGGCGACATGCGTTTCTTTTCTAAAGGTCTGATACACTGGTTTGCCGTCCATTAGGGCTTGGTATTCGTTCAATACATATACTTTTACCCATTGTGGGGTTTTGCCCAAAATAATCTTGTCATAATAGTCTGGCTGTATGTTACTAAGGTTTTCAGCCTTGCTATTCTTCTCATACCCCGTCAGATTGCCTGATTCGTCCCTTTTTTCCTTCATAGCACCGGCTTGAGTGAAAAATGTCCAATCATCCGGCTTTACCAGCAATAACTTCTCATCTGCCGCCATATATTCAGGGGCTGGCACTTCACCAGCCATAATACCCCACCAATGCGTCTCATCAGGAGCATTTGTGTCCATAATAACGCCAAACCAACTCGGACCGCCATCACGCATAGAAGGGAAACGACCAACACGCATAGTACACGCATCAACGATAGATTTTGGAAGCTCTCTAGCTTCATTGAGCCAAACGCCTGTCAATTCCAAGGACAACAGCTTTTTTACGTCCTCTTGCTTGTCCAATGCTAAAAAGATGACTTCCAGCTCAACAGTGGTCTTATCTCCAAGTGAGAAGTTGACAAGATGAGTGTAGGGAGGACTCCACACAAACTTGCCAACTTCGTCACCGAACCAATCCCGCCACGTCTTAATAGTCGTGGTTTTCAATTGGGGATTGGTATTACGAATGACTGCCCATCTTGTTCTGCGTACCCCAGCAGAATTAGGGGCTTGATTGACAGCCTTCCGCATTATCTCCATGCAACAAGTCACGGATTTACCAGAGCCAACAGGACCTCTAATACCTCTTACAAAGGAATTATCCTTCATAAATGCCTTGGCTATAGACCCAGGAGGTTTGTAATCCAGATTCATATCAATAGAACAGTCTTTGCTTCGCACCCTTTGTAGCACCAAGCAAAGCTCTTCTGCTTGCTACAGATGGTTTGGAAACTGTCTTTGGCTTAGATGTTTCTTGAGGTTTTTCTTCGGTAGTAACCTCTTCCGTTCTTTCTACAGGTTGCTCACCAGACATATCCATGGCCGCCCTACCCTCAGCAAATGCTCTAACATTCTCTACTGCTTGCCTTCCAGCAGTCGATGTTACTGCCGAACCACTAGATGACCTGATAATATTACCTGATTTACTCCGAGCATAGTAACCTTTCTGGTCTTCCATTTCAGCCATCTGAACACGGCGTTCTTCTAGTTCACGCTTCTTCTTCTGTTGTGCATATTGCATCGGTGCGTCATCGTAAGTCGAACCGCCCCCTGACTCACTTCCCATAATCGCCTTCTCCTTTAAAAAAATATTTTTGTCAGTACAGACTTAATGAAGTCCATTTCGTGTGCAATTCACCTTCTATGGGTTCAGTGCTAGTTTTTCAAGGCGGGTCTCTATATAAGCCAAATTAGCATTGGGACCCCTATCCTAGTCCACGTTAAAGTTTATCTGCACCGCAGTACTAGGCGTTCTAACAGCATCCTGTCTTAATCCTGCTCTGTCCATCAAGTCTCTAGCGGCTTCAAGTCTTACATACTGTGACTTGCTATTCAGCAGTTCTCTCATCGTTGCCATTGCCTGTGTTGCGTCCCATCCCAAAGTCATCATAGCCAACTGTTGTCTATACTCTATAACATGTTGTTTTTTCAGGGTTGTGTAAGCCCATGCTTTGTTTCTACCCAATGCTTTAGCTGCTTCACTTGGGTTGCAACCGTTATGCAATATCATGTGTACTAATTCAGCTTGCGGCTCAGTCAGTTTATCATTCCCTGCTTGAGCTACTGGTGCATGTTTCTCTATCTCATCCATTGGGACGATAGAGCCTTTATACTTCTCTTGCTGTTGTTTATCTGCTGTTGTCATTTCCAAGACCCGATTTGCTACGGACGTATTATAGGTATACTTCATCTACGGCTGTCAACTCACTTTTTGCATCTCATTGTCTTACATATCTTTTATAGGTGGATTTCGACAGTTTATCTCTCAAGTAGAGTGTCGAAATCAACTGTTTCGTACCCCATCGAGGGGTACTCACAGTGAGTTAGCACATGCCTTAACTCTCTGGCGGTCGTGGCAAGACGGCATCAGAGACATCCTAAGATTTGTAGGACAAATCTAAGGTGTCTTAGCTGATTTGCTTGCGAGTCATCACGCTGAAGATTGACAACACACACACACGAGTTGTGATGATATCATGGAATGATGACTCTTCGAACACGAACCACTGCGCTAAGATGCAAGCAATCCGGTAGGTTGCTTCCATCTAAGCTGACGTTATGTAAAGTATTTCTTTTGTCGGTCTGTGCATAACCTGTCGCCGTACAGTGGTGCGGCTCTGCGTCCTGACAAATCGAGCCTGTCTCTCGACAAAACAAATCCTTGACATTTCGCAACTCATAGTCGCCCCGTCTATATCATGCACAATCGTGTGTATGTGTTAGCCCTATAACGTAGAGGAGAAACTCATGGGTTATTACAAAACATTACTAACAGACCAGCAAGAAGAACAGCGTCTTGGCAACATTGACCAAGACTACGAGAATCAAGTTACATCGGAACTTGAGCAAGCATTAGCTGACGGTGACACCGAACGTGCAATGTATCTTGCATCAGTCATCGACATAACAATCCAATAAGCCAAATCGGGGTAGGTGATTAGCATCTACCCCATTACGACAAGGAGAACGACACATGGTTAGAGAACATTTTGATATGACCAGAAACTTAGAAGCAGAACAGATTCAGTTCTTGTGGAAAGAATACAGTCGGTTGATGGAAGAGTTATCGACAGAGACAAACGCTGGTAGACATGGACTTCTACTAGACAGACTCGATGACCTTTACAACAACAAGATAAACGAAGCATACGATGCATACTATACAGTGCATGGTGAGCATTACTTTGACCAACCAGAACTACCACACTTGGCGTAAGGAGAACTAGACATGCCTTTTGATATTGACCTAACTAACATTGAACCTACACCAACCAAGCTACCTACGCTGGATGATGTAACTACCGAGTATCTCGACAACATCGCCAAGCGTCTACAGTTTGACACATTCTCAGAGCAAGCCAAGCGTTCATACGATGAGGCATGGCAGATGCACTACGCTCAACTTGAGACAGCGGCTATCATGTTTCATGGCGATGGCAATGACTTGACACTCTGTTGCAAGCTCATTGATTCTCGCATCCGCAACCTTGAGTATCTCATGGATGACATTCATAACTATGCCAACCGTCTCAAGAACGAGAACGAAGACCATGTAATTTCTGACCCAGAGATTACCGTCACCCAGCAGTCAGACATTGACAACCGCATTGAGCGTATGCGTGAGCAGTACGCATACATCAAGAATATGCACTACGTCCTCAAGACCAAGGTACGTCCTGAGATAGAGAGACGCACAGGCTACACGATGGATGCTTACAAGTCCAAGCAACAGCTTGAGACCGAACGCAAGACTAAGAAGTGGTCGCACTTTCGCAAGAAGGTCACCATGGATGTCTACATGTCATGGACACCCAAACAGCGTCAAGCTTACACAGAGAAATATGGTCGTAGGGTTCAGTAGCCCTACGATACACATCGGGAGGCTGGGGCATCACGCCCTGGCTTCCCACCTTTTTTTTCTGTAACCAACACCGAGGTGGAACGCCTCAGACTGACAAGGAGGACATTATGGTTTTCTATATCATCGCTGGCATATTCTCAGCACTAGCTATTTTATTTTTGTTAGCCAAATTCGACTTCAAAAAAGTTCTTTGGCTTGACATCCCTATCGACATCGCCTCAACTATCTTGCTCGTTGCTATGTTTGCTGGCACATTTGCTGGCATGATGGCGGCAGTGATAGGGGGGTGCATAATTTCAGCAACACTTTATGCATTGAAGAAGCTCAATGGCTACAAAAAGCCAATCAGAAAAAAGTTTGGTTATGAATGGGTGGAGATTAGACCACGATGAAACGTGCAACAGAAATGACAGTCACCGAGTTTTCTCAACATCTGAAAGCCAATAAAGATAAGTTGTTTCGTTTCTGGGCTTACAGAACAGAACAGAGACGAGGCACTGGCACACAAGTTTCTTCACCAACAATCAAAGCAGCAATGCAAAGAAGAAAAACCAAATAACAATGGAGATTGACACTGTTACCCACCATGGAGGGTCGCAATGCAGTGACAGAGGATAGACGTGATGCCTCAAACCTAACCATGTCAACGCAAGGAGAAATCGACATGAACTTCGCACAAATCACAATCTCAGGTAACATCGGTAGTGAACCAGAAATCCGTGACGTAAACGGTACTAAGGTTGCTAACTTCTCTGTTGCCGTCAATGAGGGCTACACCAACAAGTCAGGCGAGAAAGTGGAGAAAACCCACTGGTATCGTGTAGAAGCTTGGGACGGTAGCAATGGCAAGGGCCTTGTGTCTAACGTCATTGAGAAGTATGCCGCCAAAGGCACTACTGTATTTGTCCAGGGTTTCCCAATCATCGAAGAGTATGAGAAGGAAGGCCAGAAGCAACGTTCATTCAAGGTCAAACTAGCTGGTGCAGGCTCAACATTCCGCCTAGCCAGCAAGGGGACATCATCCGAAGGTGCGCCTCAGACTGGCTCACCATCAGGTGCGGATGACGATATTCCATTCTAGTAAGTCGTTCCCCTAGAATGGAAGGAGGGTGGTGGCGACCTGACTGCCACCGCCCTTTTTTGTGCAATATGCACATTTACACCCTGTTTTGTGAAATATTCACAAGGAGTTCACAATGGTTGAATCACTAGACACTATCGTTAATCCAAAAGAACAGAAGGTATCTTTGGTCAAGTCAGAGATTGACCCTACTGGTTATGAATGGATATCAGACCTTATCGAAGCTAGGATGTTCACATTTGTACGCCTCTATGACAATGGCGATGGTGTGTACATCGATGACGAAGGCTTGTATGCAGACCAAAGGTTCTTCTGGATTCA